GCTCTTGCATTGACTATACACCCTATGCTTGCAATGGACGCTACACGTATGCCTAGAGGTGCTAGACCAGAGGTACGTGCAGGTAAAGTTATCTTGACAAATGGTTCACCTAGTGAAGTCATACAGCCATTTAACTTTGGTAATGTTAGTCAAGTAACCTTCGGACAAGCCGCTGAGTTACAGAAGATGGTACAGACAGCCACAGGTGCTATTGATTCAGCAGGTATCTCTGGTTCTATTAACGGTGAAGCTACTGCCGCAGGTATCTCTATGAGCCTCGGTGCTATCATTAAGCGTCATAAGCGTACATTGATTAACTTCCAAGAGTCATTCCTGATTCCATTCGTAACTAAAGCCGCACACCGTTATATGCAGTTTAACCCTGAGAACTACCCTGTTGCGGACTATAAGTTCCACACTTCAAGTAGCTTAGGTATTATTGCCCGTGAGTATGAAGTTACACAGCTAGTACAGTTACTACAGACTATGAAACCAGACAGCCCTATGTACTCACAGTTGATTATGTCCATCGTAGACAACATGAACCTAGCTAACCGTGAAGAACTAGTAGCGGCTCTACAACAAGCTAATCAGCCTAACCCAGAAGCACAGCAAGCACAACAAGCGGCTCAACAAGCACAGTTGGCATTCCAAGCGTCACAGACTGCGGCTCTACAGGGTCAAGCTACTGAGTCACAAGCCAGAGCGCAAAAACTTGCGGCAGAGGCTAGTGTTGTACCACAGGAACTTGAGATTGACCGTATCAAAGCAGTTACGGCTAATCTTAAAACAGGAGATGCTGATGACAAAGAGTTCCAGAAGCGTCTTAAAATATCAGAGCAGTTACTAAAAGAACGTGAAGTAGCTGTCAAAGAACAAGGAAAACCTAATGATAACACAGTACCAGTTCAACAAAGCACTGGAGGAAGTCAATCAAGCCTTCTCGAAAACTCTGAAGAGGTTGGAGGAATTGGAAGTCGCGGTCCAAGACCTTAAGAAAACTAAAGAGGTAAAACCGAATGCCAGTAAAAAAACGAGACCCAAGACTAGCTAGAGCAGGAGTCTCTGGTTATAACAAACCAAAGCGTACACCCAGTCATCCTACTAAGTCTCATGTAGTTGTGGCAAAGGAAGGTGACAAGATTAAGACTATACGCTATGGACAACAGGGAGTTTCAGGTGCGGGTAAGAATCCTAAGACTGCATCTGAGAAAGCAAGACGTAAATCTTTTAAAGCAAGACACGCCAAGAACATAGCCAAAGGTAAAATGTCTGCGGCTTACTGGGCAAATAAATCAAAATGGTAACGAGGAGATAACTATGCCATACGGTAAAGGCACATACGGTAGTAAAGTAGGAAGACCACCTAAAAAGAAAACTACAGCTAAACCTAAAAAGAAGCCAATGAAAAAAGGCAAGTAATTATGCCAGTTAAGAAGAAATCCACAGTAAACAAGGCGGGTAACTACACCAAGCCTACTATGCGTAAGAACTTGTTTAATAAGATTAAGGCAGGTACTAAGGGTGGTAAGGCAGGACAGTGGTCTGCTAGGAAGGCACAGATGCTCGCTAAGGAGTACAAAGCTAAAGGTGGAGGGTACAGGTAATGCCACTAAAGAAGTCACAGAAAAGCCTGAAGAAGTGGACTAAGGAAGAGTGGGGTACTAAGTCTGGTAAACCAAGCACACAGGGTAAGAAAGCTACAGGTGAACGCTATCTGCCCAAGAAGGCGCGTCAGGCTTTGACCAAGAAGGAATATGCCGCTACGACACGTAAGAAACGTGCTGACACCAAAGCAGGTAAACAAGTTAGTAAACAACCTAAGAAGATTGCTAAGAAAACAGCAAGACATAGAAAATAGTTCTTGACATTCTTAGTAAAATATGTTATAATATTCCTATAGTATACTTAAGTATATTATATAAATTAACAATTAAAGCTGTCCTTAAAGGAGAAACAGTAAATGAGTGATAGAGAACTAGAAAAGTATTATCGTTCCTTTGAAGAGATGTTCCGTTCAGATGGTTGGAAGAACTTAATGGAAGACATTAAAGGAAGTGCTGATAATGTCAATTCAGTCGAAGCCTGTAAAGATGACAAAGACCTTTACTTTCGTAAGGGACAACTTGTAGTCATGGCTAATATGCTGAACCTAGAAGCACAGATAGAAACAGCTAAAGAACAGCAACAAGACGAAGTAGAAGTAGACGTAGACTAATGAGGTTTATGTTTGACTTCAAATGTGACAATGGACATGTCAATGAGAAGTTTGTAGACTCAGAGACAACTGAAGTACAGTGTCCAGATTGCGACTTAATAGCTAGAAAAATCGTTACACCTGTTACAATCAGTGGCGGAGACTCTTGGAAGGAAACACGGAAGTGGGCTAAGAATAGAGAGAAGCAGATTAAGTATGAACGTAAACATGGCGTAACTTTGTAACCGTAAGGACAACTCCTGACCATAGAACCCTTACATTTAATACACCTCCATAATGATATTAATCACGGAGTTTAATGATGGCAACACTAATAGATGAGCGTCCAGAAGACGTAGAAGAGAAAGACATTAACACCCTAGAAGAGACTGCACAAGACCCTCAAGTAGAGGAAACTCCTGAACAGACCGAACCAGAAGTACCTGAGAAGTATCAAGGAAAGACTACAGCCGAAATAGTAAGGATGCACCAAGAGGCTGAAAAACTCTTAGGTAAGCAAAGTTCTGAAGTAGGTGAACTTAGAAAGGTTGTCGATGACTACATCCAGACACAACTCACCGACCAAGAAACACAAGCAACAACCGCTGACGAAGAAATAGACTTTTTCTCAGACCCCGACAAGGCAGTCGAAAGAGCGATTAATAATCACCCTAAGATTAAAGAAGCTGAAGCAGTAACTAATCAGTATCGACAAACAACAGCAATGACTCAGTTGCAAAGCAAACACCCCGATATGCAGGGAATTTTGCAGGATGAGAAATTTGTTAATTGGATTAAGGGTTCTAAGATTAGGACAAAACTCTTTGCACAGGCAGACCAACAGTATGATTATGATGCCGCTGACGAACTCTTTTCCTTATGGAAGGAACGTCAACAGGTAGTCGGTCAAACTGCCGCCTCTGAGAAGCAAGAGCGTAAGAAGACTGTTAAAGCCGCATCTACAGGTAATGCCCGTGGTAGTGGTGAACAGTCAGCTAAGAAGGTCTATAGACGCGCAGACATTATTAAACTTATGAGAACCGACCCAGAAAGATATATGGCATTGTCAGATGAGATTATGCAAGCATATCAAGAAGGGAGGGTTAAACACTAATATTATTATTTAAGGAAGTATTATCATGGCTACATCAACATATCCCGCACAAGGCGGCACAGTAGACAACACTAGCGCGGCTACTTTTATCCCAGAAATCTGGAGTGACGAAGTCGTTGCCGCATATCAGTCTAACCTTGTACTAGCACCACTAGTTAAGAAAATGGCAATGACTGGTAAGAAAGGTGACACTCTTCACATTCCTAAGCCTGTTCGTGGCACAGCTAACGCTAAAGCCGAAAACACTGCTGTAACTATTCAGAACGCTACTGAGTCTGAAGTACAAGTAACAATCGACAAGCACTTCGAGTACTCACGTTTAATTGAAGACATTACTGAAGCACAAGCACTTGCATCTCTTCGTCAGTTCTACACTGGTGACGCAGGTTACGCTCTAGCTAAACAAGTGGACACTGACCTGTTTGCTCTAGGTAAGTCTTTCGGTAACAACAATGCCGCTTATGAAGGTACAGGTTCTTACTTCATTGACGGAACTAACGGTTTGACTCAGTATGCTGATGACACTGCTAACGGTGTTGCTGACGTATTTACTGACGCAGGTTTCCGTGACTTGATTCAAAAAATGGATGATGCTGACGTACCTATGGACAATCGTTGTCTTGTAGTACCACCATCAGTTCGTAATGCAATCATGGGCATTGACCGTTACTCATCAAGTGACTTCGTAGATGGTCGTGTTGTAAACAACGGTCAAATCGGTAACTTGTACGGTATTGACATCTTTGTTTCTTCTAACTGTCCTGTTATTGAAGCCGCGGGCGACAACACTGCAAGTGCTGTAGACCTTAAGCAAGCTATGTTGTTCCACAAAGATGCTATGGTTCTTGCCGAGCAACAAGGTGTTCGTTCACAGACTCAGTACAAGCAAGAGTTCTTAGGTTCTCTTTACACTGCTGATACTCTATACGGCACTGCGGTTCTTCGTCCAGATGCCGCTTTCAACCTAATGGTTGGCGCATAATAGTAGTACCTAAGGGGCTTCCATTCGGGAGTCCCTTTCCCTTTTCTTTTTTAACACAACAATAGGAAATATCATGGCTATATTTAGAGGAACAGGTGGCTCAGGAAGTTCATCGGACAGCACTATTGTTGATGCCGTAACGGAACAAGCAGGTATTGCTACTACTAAAGCAAGCGAAGCAGAAGGCTTCAGAGACGAAGCAGAAGGTTTTAAAAACACTGCAAGTTCAAAAGCTAATCTTGCAACTACTAAAGCAAATGAGGCAAGTGCCGATGCCGCAGATGCTGACAGTCAAAGACAACTGTGTGTTGCCTTAAAACTTGAAACATTAGATGTAGCACAAGAAGCTCTAGTATCGGCAAATGCCGCAGAAGCATCAGCTAACACAGCGAACAGTTCAGCGGTACAAACCGTTGCAGGTTCAAATACACAAGTTGTCGGTGTTTATAATAACATCGCTAACGTAAATACAGTTGCAGGAGTTAACACAGACGTAACTACTGTAGCGGGTATATCTTCAGACGTAACTACCGTAGCCGCAGATGCTTCGGACATTGGTACAGTCTCTACAAATATTGCTAACGTAAACAACGTAGGCAACAACATTGCAAATGTCAACGCAGTCCACAGTAACGCATCTAACATCAACACAGTTGCGGCAGATGGTACTGACATTGGCACAGTATCTTCAAATATTTCTGATGTAAACACAGTAGCGGGTATTTCCAGTGACGTAACTACAGTAGCAGGTCTTGAGTCTAAGATGGACACTGTTATTGCAGACGCTAGTGACATTGGTACTGTAGCAGGTAACATTGGTGACATTACAACAGTCGCAGGTATTAACTCAG